CTCGGTAGAGCACAGCCAAGTGAATAAGGGAGGAGGTACTAGATTATGTCTTTGAAAGTTAATGGCAAAGCCTATGATTGGGGCGATGTGGATGTCAAACTCCCTGGGCTCGTTTTGGTTGTACAAGAAATCACTTACGATGATGAGCTTGAAATGGAAGAAGTATACGGCAGAGGAAACAAGCCGAGGGGCTACGGTACAGGCAACTATAAAGCCTCTGGCAAAATCTCCATGCTGAGAGATGACTACGACGACTTCCTTGCATGGTGCAAAGCGAAGGGCGTCCCCTTTTACAAGGTGGATATTCCTTCAATCGTTGTGAGCTATGCTAATGAAAGTGAACGTACCCGCATAGATGAACTGAAAAAAGTTAAGATCAGTAAGCGCAGCAACAAAGCGGCTCAGGGTGACAAGAAGCTCACTGTTGACCTTGACCTTATGATATTTGGTGGCGTTATCCAGGATGGTGTTGAGCCTGTGTAAGCGTTATCTCAAAATAAATGATAGGAGGATTTTATTATGGAAGACATCAATAAGAATGAGATTACTCAGAATATCAGCAAAACTGAGAAACTCAAAGAGAAATATGGAAAGGTTTACAGCGTAGGAGCAACAATTGAGGTTGATGACGATACCGAGAAGACGGTCGAATTTTTCTTCAAGAAACCATCTACCGGAAGCTATGACCGATATGTTAAGACGACTTCACAGGGTGCTACAAAAGCACTCAAGACGTTTTTATTTGATAATGTCACAGAAGAAAGTAAAGCAACATTAGAAGCTGACCTTGAGGAGTATCCAGCGTTAGCTCTTTCCATTGGCGAAAAGCTGCTTAGTATGCTCGGCCTTTCCAAACAAACAAATTTGAAGATGCTCTAAATGAGCAGCTCTCGGAGATAAGGGGAAACATGATAGAAGCCGGACTTCTTGAAATCTATCGTTTTCTCCCTCCGGCTTATTTAGAGGGGTTCGACATCGAGGCGATTGATCTTGAAGAGTTTATGAGATATGTGGCTCGTGCGAGATATGTGCAAGAACTTGAGCAAGGGATAATGGCTCGGGCTATTTCTGAGGTGTTCGCGGAATAAAAAAGAACCAACCTCAAAAGGTCGGCTCTCGTCTGGTTATCCATGCAATATACAGTTTCGTAGCTTGTTTTGCAGTATGAAACACGTTTTCCCCTTTTTTGAGTTTATCCTTTTGTCGTCCCATTGTCTGTTGGCGACCTACCCACAGAGCATATGGAATAACGTATAAAGTCAAAGGAACAAACACTAAAACGGAAATGATCGCCCCGGCGCATAGAGCAAAAACGATTACCTTCAACATTACAAATATCAAGATCATACTACCGCCTCCTTTTTCCAGAATATCACAATAGGAGGTGAAAGGCAAGTATGAGCTTAGAGTCAGTTTTTAAGTTATCACTTATTATGAATATGATTGATAACTTGACGGGCCCAATGGCGGGCGTTCAAACGAGTGTCGACAATTCGGTCTCGAAGCTTGAGGGTATGAATCAAACCCTCGGGAATATGACAAAGACGGGAGCCGTCATGGCGGGTGTTGGTGCACAGATTACAGACGCGGCACTTGCTCCTGTAGAAGCTACATTTGCGACGCGAAAGGCGATCGGCGAATTATCCTCTCTGGGAGTAAAAGACCTACAAGCCGTTGAAAATGCTGCCCGTAATTTCTCGGATCAATGGAGTGGCACAACAAAGGCGGATTTCATCACGGCAGCCTACGACATTAAATCAGGCATTGCTTCGCTTTCTGATGAAGGCGTAGCAGAGTTTACAGGCCTTGCCGCTTTAACTGCTAAGGCAACGAAGTCAACAGCATCAGAGATGACCTCTCTATTTGCTACTGGCTACGGTATTTACAAAGATTATTACAGCGACCTTACTGACATGCAATTTGGTGAAATGTTTTCTGCGGGTATTTCGGATGCTGTTCGTGCTTTTAAGACATCCGGTTCCGGTATGGCACAAAGTATCCAGACGCTTGGCGGTTCGGCAACTACCGCAAACGTGCCCCTTGAAGAGCAGCTCTCAATCCTCGGTATGCTACAGGCCACGATGGGAGGGGCTGAGGCTGGTACCAAATATAAAGCCTTCCTCCGTTCTGCGGTCAAGGGAGGTCAGGAGCTTGGTCTCAAGTTCACGGATGCCAACAACCAACTACTTAGTATGCCTGAAATTCTTGCTAGGCTAAGAGGAAAGTTCGGCGAGACAATGGACGCAGCTGAAAAAGTTAAGCTTCAACAAGCGTTTGGAGACACTGAGGCAGTTGCACTTATAGACCTTATGTATAACAAGGTCGGAGATTTACAGGATAACATTGTTGGAATGTACGACTCTCTCGGTTCTGGTGCAGGAGTCGCTCAAAGAATGGCTTCGGCGATGCAAGAGACGGAGCCGGAACGGTTCGAGAGACTGACACAAAGAATTCAGAATGTCAAGGAATCCATAGGCAATAGCCTACTCCCTACCATAAATGACTTTATGAGTAAGGGTGAACAGTTGCTTACAAAACTAGGTACATGGATAGAAAACAATCAAGAACTTGTGAAAGTCATTATGCTTGTTGTCCTTGCGATTGGTGGTTTCCTTGCTGTTGCGGGTACGACAATAGCTGTAGTTGGTGGCGTGGGTCTTATATTTACCAAAACAGCCGGATTCATTGGTGGCTTTGTCAAAGCTGCCAGTAAAATACCCGATCTGCTAGACACTATACATATAATGTCACTGTATGCCGGGGATGGCATCAAGAAAGGGTTCTCTGTTATGCGGACAGCGGGCTCAACAGCTATAACAGGCATAAAAAATGTAGCCGTTAGCATTGCGAACATGGCAAGGACTGCGGCGGTCTCTGGGCTAACAGCCCTTAAGAATATGGCTATTGGTCTTGCTGGTATGGCGAGGCAAGCAATTACAACGGCGATTACTGCTATGCCTGGGCTCATTGCCTCAGTCTGGTCGTTTACGGCTGCACTCTTGGCGAACCCTATCACATGGATAGTTATAGGGATTGTTGCACTTATAGCCGTTATAATTCTACTTTGGCAAAATTGGGACTCTGTCACTGCGTGGTTTAGTAGCGCATGGACTGCATGTTGCAATGCAGTATCAGCAGGTATCCAATGGCTACAAGGCGGTTTTCAGGCTTTCCTTGGTTTCTTCCAAGGTATAGGCCAAGGTATCGCTCAGGGGGCTAATTTTATTTTGCAAGGGTTCGGAAATATTATTACATGGGTACAAGAAAAAATAGCATGGTTTGGAGAAGCCGGAAAACGGCTGATTACAACATTTGTTAATGGTATTACGTCAGTAGCTTCGTCTCCAATAGATGCAGTCAAAAATATTTTCGGGAAAATCAAAAATCTATTTCCGCACTCTGACGCAAAGGAAGGCCCGCTCTCCACCCTTACTCTCTCTGGGCAAAGAACAATGACCACTTTTGCAGACGGTGTAACTCTGGCGCAAGATGCGCCCGCTCAGGCTGTTGAGAAGGGTTTTAAAAAGGTAGACAACACATTAACCCGAGAACCCACGAAGAAAATAAGAATCGGAGGAGATCGGAAGCAAGACTTAAACGACGATGAAAACCAAAGTTCAGGTGGAGAAAAGAATATTATTATTCAAAAGCTAATTATGCAAGTTGACGTCAAGAGTATAAAAGACTTGCAGCTCCTCCTCTCTCTGGTCAAGGAAATTGAGGACTACACGAATGCAAATGGTGGTGAGATTGACACCAACGCACAACCAGAACCAGCCTAAGAAAAAAGGAGGATGACCATGATTTATGTTGAAGACCAAATTGTCAAAGTGAACGGGGTTGTCCTCCCAGGCTTAGTGAAAAGCATTGAGGTCAAGGAGACGGCGAAAATTGATGAACAAGACGTAAAAGGTAGCGCAGTAAAACCGAAACAGGCAACAGGTTAGGAGGATGCCAAAATAAACATTGAACTTATACTTGACAATATTGCAGGAGTGACTAAATATCAGAGACTTGAGATGCTTCGTGCAATCTTCCGAAAGCCCGGGCAGAGTGTCCCTCAGCCGATTCCTATTGTTAGCGAAGACACCGCAGTACATGGAATTGACAAGGTGCTTTTTAAAAACTTGTCTCACAAAGCTGAGAATAAAAAAGACCAACTTTCGGTAACCCTTGAGTTTTGGGAGTATATACCTCAGATTATAACAGCCAAGAAGAGCAGCTCAACGGACAAGGCGGCACAGGCATCAAGTAACTTGAACTCGGACTATAAAAACTATCTCAGCAATAACAGAGGTAAGCCCCCCGCCATAGATGACGCAAGTACGTCGGACGCTATGAACCGTGTCACTCAGATGCCTTACTAAGGAGGAGTCTACATGGAATTAACAGAACTTTTTTATCCGCAATTTGCAGTGGAAATTGGCTCCTACTACATTGAGCAAGGGGTAGAGATTGAGATATTCTCCTCACAAGACTCATACTTTGATTGGGCAAAGGTTCGCTTTACTGAGCAATATAAGCCTAAGTTAAGTTTTGAAAAGAAAACCCCCTCAGTTATTCAGCTAGGATACAGCGGGATTTTTGAAGAGGTTTTTATCGGCTATGTATCTCAAGGGTACGACGGAGGCGGTTTCATGAATGAGGTAAACCTCAAGGATGACATGGTGCTTCTCGAAGAGACATTTATCAATAACACCTTCCTCAATACCACGCCCCAGGAGATGATCTCCTACTTTCTGAAACAAGCTGGGGTTACAGATTTTAAGTTATCGTCACAGATATACCCAGAGCGAAAACAAGTTCCAATTCGGAAAATGACAGTTATTCAAGCAATTAACGCGGTACATGCTGCGTGGGGTATCAAGAAAAAGTTCTTTTTCTCTAGCGGTGTTTTCTATTGGGATGAGAAGCCAAAACAAACGAAGATCTACACCTTCGAGTATGGAGTCAACATCCTAACCCTTACAAGGATTAGCGGGGTTTGGGAACTGGAAACGGTATCTGTTCCGTTTGTAAAGCATTCACATACTATCAACGTTGTTCATCCACAAGTAAATGGAACATTTGAGGTTAAGAAAGTAGTGACTGCAACCAATGAATCGGGCTTTATCCGTACAAAAATTTACTTTTAGAATCAGAAAGGAAGGAACGCCGATGCTTGAGAAAATGGTCAAAAGTGTTATAAATAAGACTCTCACTTCCGATTATCCGTACTTGATGCTCCCTGCCGTTACTTATGCGATTGTCTCAAAAGTGCAGCAACTCTCCATGACCTATGAATCAGAGGAACTTGTCATTCACAGTAATGAGTCTGGAGGCAGTTACCGCGGTCATATCGTGGCTCATTGGTATGAATACGGTCTTACAATTATTGACCGTTTTGGAATTGTCGACGGAGATTATCCGCCGCTCCCTGGAATTAAGTCTAAGAAACAGTTCCAAAGTGGAGCCGTAGTTGCGGTAGCTTTTCCCCACGGTGATATAACTCCGGTGATTATCGGGGAGGTTATATTATGACGGGACTGTCGGATATCGACATCCGCTTATCTTCGGATTGGCAGCTCACCCAAGCAGCGGACGGAGACGCGCCGCTTTGCTCGGGGCTGGAGTGTCTTTATCAGAATATTATCCTCGAGGCACTCACTCAAAAAGGTGATTTATTCTATGACTCTGATTTTGGATGGAGCCTGTATGATTTTATTCAAAGCGAAGACGATGATCTCATAAGGCTTGAGATTGCACAACGAGCGAAGGTAGGCTTACAAAAGCGGGATGTCATTCTCCCGGAAAGTATTCAAGTAAACGTCGACTATGTCGACGACGTATTCAAATTATACTGCTCCTTTCAGTTTAACAGGGAGAGCGAAATCCGGAATTTGAACATTGTTATTGATGCGGTAAGTGTGGAGGTGGTAACAAGTGATTGATAAAGAAATACTCGACGAGGTACTTCCTGTCCCAGAGCTTGAAGAACTTAAGGAAGCAACAATTGAAGAACTTAAAGCGGAGGGATTTATTATCACGAATTTTCACTCGGGTGGCGTGTTTTATACAATCCTTATGATTGTACTACGGATTAGGATTGAGTTCACAGAACTACTCCGCACAGTTCTTAACAATATGTTTTTAAGCCATGCGGGTGGTGCATGGCTCGACATAAAGTCAGCAGACTATTCCAAGAAGAGAAAAAAGTCCCAAAAGACCCAGGGGCTCGTTACCTTATCCAGAACAGACAACCAGGGCGAAGCAGTCAAAATTCCAAGGGGACACGTCTTTAAAACGGAAAAAGACATCAACGGAGAAGAGCTTCGCTTCTTTGCTCTCGAAGCTGCCGTCCTACAAAAAGGCTCAAGAACGGTAGACGTACTGGTAGAGGCTGAGACCGAGGGCACGAGGTACAACGTTCCTCAAGAGCAGATCACCAAGAGCCTTACATACCTAAATGGAGTCTCTAGCATATTCAATGCCGAGGACTGGATAGTCAGGGAAGGCAGCGACACCGAGGGAGACGACAGCCTCAGGACAAGAGGTCTTCGCTCCTGGTCTGAACGAGCAACGAGAGCAGTTGAGGATACCTTCGTCAATGCGGCTGAGTCAGTTGCTGGGGTTCTCTTTGCACAAGCCGACTGCAACCACCCGCGAGGGCAAGGAACCGTTGACGTAATCGTAACAGGTACGGCAGGAGAAGCTACTGAGGGTCTATTGACACAGGTCAAAACGGTGGTCGACAAAATTACCGGGCCATATGACAATGTGCTGGTAAAAAGCTCTGTGACCGTCGCACAGGACATCAATATTACCGTAACCGTGAACGATATAGCAAGCGACGAAGAGATTAAAAACAGAGTCACCGCGCTACTTACTGAGCTCCTTGCAATACGCAAAGGACGTAAGTTCTACGAGCTGAGACTATCAGATATTAACCTTGCAGTCCGCAGCGGGTACACCGCAGCGACTAACGTCTTTGTCACAGCTCCGGCGCATGATATTCAGCTCACCAAAGACAAAGTAATAACCCTTGGAGCTGTTACTGTAACAGTGCGGAGGGAGTGAGGTTATGAAGAGATTTAGCACCTTCGGCGAGTATATGTTTAATTTATTATTCGGCCCACTTAAAAGAGGTAAACAATCAGTTAATCAACTCTATATCTTCTTCAAAGTGATTGGTCGCATATTCGATGGCATGAAAAGCGACGTCTTTCGCGTGAGAGATGAATCCAACGTTGCAACGGCAAGCCCTATAATGCTCCCGGTACACGGTCAAGATCGTGCGATGATGAAACTTGCCGGAGAAGACATTGAAACATACAGAACGCGCCTATCAATGAAAGGTATTATCGCCGAGGAAGCAGGAACAAAGCGAGGCATTCTTCGGTCACTTGTTGCTCTGGGATATGAGAAAAGCTATATTGAACCTTTCGCTTTGCAAGACACCGAACGATGGGCAGAATTTATTGTGTTTCTGAGAGGCGAAAGGCAATCCGGCATCAACAATCT